GCGTATCCCATCCCTTTAATATATCGGGTGAAAAGTTTGCGTATGAGAATTCCATACGGTCCACAATTTTCACTGCATCACTACCAAGTTTATCAATAGCTACATATCCTTCTTGGCCTGTCGTCTTATAACCACGATTTGTTTTCAAAAAAGCCTTAATAGACTGTAGCTGATTAAGTATATTTATAAGTTTTAATTTTGCAAGAACTATAGATTTTTGCATTTCAAAGATATTTTGTAGTGAATCTTTATTTTCTGGTGAAAAGAATTGTAGTATCTCATCTAGTTTTTTCTGCTGAGCAGTTTTTCCTTTATCTGTAGTTCTCTTGTCTATTTCTTTTTTGTATTTTTGTCGTATATATTGTATAAGTGCGTTAACCCTTTTGGATGGATCAGGAGGAAGACTGCCAGCTCGTACATAAGTATTGCCATGAGTCTCAATGGTTTGGGCCAGTACTGGATTACTTTCAAGTTGTCTGAGAGTATTTCCAGCAATTTTATTGAAAATTTTACCAGCATTGCTAAGATGACCATTTACTTCCTCTGTATCTGATGCCGACATGGTATATTTTGTCAGATCACGTAACATAGCATCCTGTGACCAGACATTTCGAGACTTACGTAGCCTTGAAACATCTACACCATAAGATGCTCTCATTGTTTCGAATGATCGTCCTGTGTAGCTCGTATGCCAGACAATTCCAATCTTTGCTGTCTTAATTTCCCGGGCCATGTCCGTGCCAGCCGGTACTGCATATAGGATTGTATTGGGGTGGAACGTAACATACAATTTATTTTTGATTTTTTCAGTTTTAAGATCCGATTTACTATACAGAAAATCACCTTGAACTACTCCTCTAATACCTAACTCAGGTAAATGTTTGAGAGCGAGCTTAAGCTTTGAATTAAGATCGCCGCTAGTATCAGCGTCAATATCAGCATCACTCTTGTATACTTTGGGAGATTTGTTAAAGATCCCTTTTTTCGCCACGAAGAATCTTCCATCGCGAGGATCAGTCCCAGCAAAGATAGCAGGAGCACCGTCCCACTTAATAGATACATTACCAGCATGTTCACCTCCTAACATATCGCGCAATGACCTTAAAGCCAAAATCGCTTCTCTAGTTCCATTTACCCCGCCATAGAGAACCTTGTCCTCTATGTGAGTCATATGTGTATTTTTATTTTCTGTTATAAATTCTAAAAATTGCATTACGATATACGCCCTGCTGATTTCATTGGAGATAGCGGATCACTTTGTGAATCAAATTTGTGAGCCTGTGATGCAAATGTTTTACCATCATATTGATAATTTACAGTACCACCACTGGTATGAACCGCCTTAAACTTGTGTGGATTCTTACGAATATTATCAAAGTGATGTTCATAATCTTTACCAGGATTTGATGTTGCTGTTTGCATTTTACCAGCTTTACTTTGATATGTTGTATGTTTAATATAGTTATGGCCAGCCTTTTGCATTGGCGCTGCCTTTGCTCCCATCACATCCCTCAGATGTCCGATTACATTATCTATATGTTTTGAATTTCTTTTCCCAAGTCTTACCCTTGCATTAATTTCACGGGCATGTTTCTTTGCTGTATCTGCAAGAGCCGCCTGATTCATTTTTTTAATATTTGCATGAGCACTTGGATTGGCTTTTGCCCATGCTTTTCTTTTTTCTTTATTTGAAAGACCTTTTAATTCTGGATGGGCATTAGTAATATTTGTTTTATGTTTCTGTGATAAAGGAACCGTTTTTCTACCACTTGATTGCTTACCAAGACTTGATGTAGGAACCTTTAATGTTCTATCAGAAACCTTAAGACTTACACCGTGATGGGTTTCCTTACCACCTTTATGTGTTGTCACAATAATATCTGATGCATCATCTTTTTGTCTTTCAACTTTTACACCAGTTACACGTTCAACATCACCATCCTTTGATGACCAATGGACATGTTTTATTTTATGTCCGCCGGCCGTAAGTTGTGTTTTAATATCCTCAGCTGCAGCTTTAGCTTTTTTATGGGCATCATCTACTAATTTTTGGCCACCATGATCTTTAGCCGCTTTTGTATATCTGGTATGTGCCGCCCTTGCAGACTCGCCAGGACGACCTTTTGGATCTTTAATATGACCACCATGCAAATAATACCCAGTTAATAGTTCGTGAAACTTTCCTTTTTCATCATTACCAAATGCTTCTGATATAAAGTTTTTAAATTTCATCATTTTTACCTCGAATTTATTTTACCATGGTATTATAATACACTATTTATAATTCTTTGTAAACAAAAAAAGGCGACAAAAGCCGCCTTTTTTCCAAAAATTGGTTTTATTTTAATTAAAATCTTCCTAAGAACTGAGCAATTCGTCCAACAAACGGTAGAAGTGCCATTGCCATCAAGAGATTTACACCAGTATGAGCCATTGCTATTCGCAATGTATCACCCTTTGGCATACCGTCCGAGACAAGTAAACCTGCCAACCAGATAGTACCGGTCGTTCCTATGTTAGCACCTAGTACTGCAGCGATTGCAGCAGGTAATGGTATTGCTCCTGATGCGACAAGGGCAATAATAGCAGTCGTAGATAGAGATGATGACTGCCAGAGTAAAGTCATGATGATACCACCAGCAAACATATAGAATACATTACCAGTGAACCAAGCAAGGTGTTCCATGTTGCCCATCGACTTCATCCCACCTGAAAATGTTTTAAGACCAATGTAGAAAATAACAAGTCCAACAAGTGCGGTCATTACGGGATTTCCTAGATCCATTTTTTTTACCTTTTTAAAAAGTTTAATACTGTGTTCTTTGAGTTTCAGAGTTTTTTCTCTCATCTTGCTTTTGTCTCCATTTCATTGAACGCATACGATGCTTTTCTTGCCACTTTGGATCATATTGCTCAAACCCTTCAATTTTGTGTTCACGGGCCCAAGCAGCATACATTTCACTTTTATGTGCTTTCATTTTATAACCTATCAATCAGTTTCTGTGATTCATCTGGATTTGCAATTAAGTGCTCCCTAGCAGCACGGAGTCTTTCTAGGCGCTTTTTAATTGACCTATCCTTGCCTCTTTTATTTTCCCAGAAGGTAATCTCTTGGTTTACAACATCTAAGCCAAGAGACATAGCTTGGACATCACGTTCGACACTTCTCATTTTTGAAACCTCAGACTATATGAGCGACCATCGTGAGTAAAAGTAACAGTACTATGGGAATACACTTCTTTATACTCTTCTTCATAACGTGTCTCTCTTTTACATTGTGTACCTTTATTGTTTTCAGTATTTAATACACCACCAAGAAACGCACCTAGAGCACCACCATTTTTTTCGCCTGGTATATTATTACCAATGGCACCTCCAATGATTGCACCCTCCAGAAAATTACTAACATCAGATTTGCCGTTTCCTCGTTCGGTACAAACCTCAATGGTGTATGGCTTTTTCACAATCACTTGTTTATAGTGATCCTGAGTTGATTCGGCCATAGCCATGCTTGGTAGCATGGCCAGGGCAAATAGATATTTTTTCATTATACTGCCTCCGCAAATTCAATTGCTGATTTAAGAGCTTCACGTTTCCGTGTTTGATTGTAACCGAACCAACTATTTGCCAAACGATTCTCTTGGTTACGACCTTGAACATGATCTGTAATAAATGTTACAGAATTAAAAGCCTGCCACCAGGAACCTTCGGCATATTCTGCGCCCGGTTGTTGTTCCAAAGCATCATAACAGAGTTTTGCATTCCGTGACATCTGTTCGATTTTATCCATACCAGATTTAATACGCTTATCAGAGGTCCGTGGAAACACTGTATTTAAATACTCAATATATGTATCCTGCGTAAATCTCTTGGAACCAAGGAATGATGCAACCTCTTTATATTTCTGCATAGTATCGGTAGCAATACCTAGTGTTTCCTTTACAGATGATGCATCAAATGCGGTGCGATGGCCAACCTTTACTTGACGGTCTGACATACTGTCCAATGCAAATGTCAAAGTGTTGTTACATACCACACGAATTGGTGTAAAACGAACATCAATGGATTTACCATATTGGTGAGGATTAGAAAATAGCAAATATGAATCCACACGATCGCCGTCAAACAATTCAAAAGAATCTTTGACTTTGGCTAGTGCCCATACAATTTGGCCATCCTTGAGTGAACCAGCAGTATGCATCTCCATATCGCCGACATTTACATATTCAGCAAAGAAATCAAATGCCTCTGAATTTTGGACTGGATTCCAATTTTCACCAACATTTGTAAGGATACGACCATCGGTTTCACGAACCAATGATTTTTGTCCTGTTGACATTTTACGTCCATCAAATTCAATAAACGATTCAACCTCACGGACATTCCAATCAACTCCAGCCTTTTCCATCATTTGTGCTGGTGTTAAATCATTTGATACCGGAACACCCAAACCGTGCCACGGAACTTCACCGGCATATGCCATTGTTTCAACTTGATGTGCCATTATATATCTCCTTAGGCAATTAACGAATAAACAAGAATAAAAGTAAAGAAAACAGTTGTTAAAACTGCACAGATAATTTCAGTAGACTTATGCATTATACACGCTCCATCATACAATATTGTGGAGTGTAGAAAACATTATCATACATACCCACTTCATCAAAACCATACAGAACCAATCCATCCATAGGGTCACCACCTTGTTCATAAACTACCAAGTCACCTTGGATAGTTCCCTCAAATGTTTCGATATCAATATTAGTAATAGTCATTTTTTAGCTCCTCAGTTAGTTATATAACTATTATATCATACTTCTAGTACAATGTAAAGTGTTTTTTTCAAAAAAATTAAAAAAAGTTTTCAAGGCCTATAGGTTCTTCTTTTGGCATCATTGGACGTAATTTAGGCTTTTTACGAATGGTTCTCCAGTCCCTTACAGCACCTTTGACCCTTTCAGGGTATTTACCTAGATACGTACCGGCCTTTAGATCCTCTTTTGTGACCAGATGTTTATGAAAATGATTTATATCATCATAGTTTTGTAGAATATACTTGGCCAGCATATCAAACTCTACATCAGAGATTAACGGTTCATCCTGTTCATAGTATGCATATGCACACATCAGATATCTAGCAATCGGGTTCTTCATCTAACCTAGCCTCAACCGACTTAATATGTTTACATTTTGCAAAGGCAATGCAGTCGCAAGAGAAACCAGAGTCGGTCATCTCTACTTCGTACACATCACCCTTTGATCCAACCACAGGCCATCTAACTCCTGTCAAATGATGGCCCTGTGTGTTAATAATTTCGGATGGATGAGTTCTCATATGCCACTTCCATTAATAGTAATTTTGCCCATATCAATTTTTTGAAAGATAATCTCAAGAATACCAATACGATCAAGTGCCTCGGCTGTTGTTTGGGTATCACGAGCCAGTGCAGTATATTCTTCCTGGAATGCAATCAATTGATCCATAGTGATATTTGTTAACATATGTGCTGCTTTTTTCATAATTATCTCCCTAATCCCTGAAATCCAAATGGCTGAACAACCCACAGTTCATTGAGTTCGTTCATGATGACATCGCCAACCGAGACTGAATGCATACGATCAAGACGTTCAATTTTTGACTCAGGACCAATGTTACCAATCTCAAACACTTCATCAAGACTGTCAGCTTCAATCTCACAAACTTCTTTGTATGAAGTCAGAAAGAATAATTTGTCAACATTACCATCAATAATAGCATCGAAGGCACGTGGATCAGATTTAGCATCTTTTTTGATTTGTGATACGATATATTTCATAATTAACTCCTCTATATACATACTATTATATCATACTTCTAGTACAATGTAAAGTGTTTTTTTAAATAAAATGAATAAAAATTTAGTACATTTAGATTATCAAATAGATAAAGAGAAATGGAAAAGTATCTTCTACGATAACATACAAAGAGGTCAATGGCATTGGTCTGTACCTAGAAGACAGGAATTGTTTTGGTATCAACTCATGATAAAGGATGATAGTCCATTAAAAGAGCTTACAAAAGAAGTAGAAATGGATTTAAACATCTACGGTATGAATAATTTTCCTAGGTTTTCCTATCAATTTCCTAATACGTTATTAAAACACCATAAAGATGAAGATAACATGGTGTCCATAAACATAAACTTATTGGATACGGTTCCAGTGATTCACATAGAGCATGAACCTTATCCATACGAATGTGCATTTATCCAAGTAGGTCAAAAAATGCATGGGGTTGAAAAGGACCCAAATCATAGATTGATCCTTAAATTCTGTCTAAGACATCCTTGGGAAGAAGTTTACGACAGGTTAAACAATTTTGGATTGATTATAGATTGAGACACAATGTGTGTTCTAATTTCAGCCCCACAGTTTATGAATGTATGTGGTAACATAGTGTCGACAAGATAAACGGACCCATCTGCTGGCAAATGGTGCAACTGTTTGTCGATTATGAACCAACTATGCTCGTTTGTTTCAAGTGGTATATGCAATCTTTTTCTAATGTCCGTATGATACGAGTAACAACTTTTTGGTTTTACATCCATCAGTCTAGTGTGAACCATACCATATTTTTCTAATATTGAATTAGTGTAATCACAGTTAAATATACTTTGATTAAACTCGTGAGATTTATGTGAATGTGTCTGAGGCCTCTCCCAGCTTTTAGAACCTCCAGACCGACCTATACCAAGATAAGGATCAAGATTGCCTTTTATTCCTTGTAAACATATTTGACCATCATAGTCTATTATACTTGTTTCCAAAAGAATTTTCTCGACATCAACTCCTTGGTCAATCTTGATCACAGGACTGGTCCATCTTTCCACAGCATCTTCGTAATCAACATCAAATATTGAAAATTTTAAGAGCAGTCTTTCTTCGGGATATTCTTTTACCTCATGACTTTGGGTAATATTTAACAAAGCACATTTATAATCTATATCACCTATGTCCTCAAAAGTTATTGGAGCTGCTTTCTCGGATAGGACTATATTAACACAGCACTTCGTATTTTGATCTCTGTGGATAGGAACTGCGGTATTGGCTTCCTGCCTGTAAAATCTTGGGCGGACATCTGATGAATTAATCTTGTGAGCTATATGCTCAGTAAGTCTTTTAATTTCTGGAAAATCATCAAAGTTTGTTATGCGACCTTGTAGCCAAGTTGGTGCATACGCAAAGAATGTTCCATTGTTATAACCACTTTCAAATGGTTTATAAGATGCAATCTTTGATTCTTTTACTAATAATTCAGAATCATAATTGATATCAAGATGTGTGTAATATGAGTTCATTAATAATATTATCCGCTATACTTGCTATTTCTTTATGTCTTTTCTGTGTATAATGTAATTCATCTGCATCACCATTAGGTTGAGGTAA